CAGAAAGAAGATTGTCAAAGTAGAACACTTTCCAATTGAAACTTTAAGGGCAGAAAAGGCAAATGAAGAAGGTGATGTTCCTGCTTATTATTATTTTAAGGATTGGACAAACATAAAACCAAGCGACACACCTTTAAGAATCCCTGCATTTGGGATGTCAAAAGACAATATTGAGATTTTATATATTAAACCATACAGAGCAGGGTTTTATTATTATAGTCCTGTCGATTATCAAGGGGGTTTGCAATATTGTGAGATTGAAGAAGAGATTTCTAATTTTCATTACAATAATATAAGAAATTCATTTTCTCCAAATATGCTCATTAACATGAATAATGGGATTCCGAATCAAGAAGAAAGGCAGTTATTGGAAACTAAAATTGCATCTAAATTTTCGGGAACATCAAACGCAGGTAAATTTATATTAAGTTTCAATAATGATAAAGAATCCGCTGCTGATGTAACACCTATACAATTAAGTGATGCACATAATGTTTATTCTTTCCTTTCAACAGAAGCAACTCAAAAGATAATGGTTGCTCATCGGATTGTTTCCCCTATGCTTTTAGGAATAAAAGACAACTCGGGTTTAGGAAATAACGCTGAAGAAATTAAGACGGCAAGTTTATTAATGGACAACACAGTTATCCGTCCGTTTCAAGAATTGTTAATTGATTCATTTGATGAAATACTAGCCTACAATGATATTTCTTTAAATCTATACTTTACAACTTTGCAACCTTTAGAATTTACAGAGGTTGACAAAGATTTACAAAACAAAGAAGAAATAGAAGAAGAGACGGGAATTGAAATGAGTTCCCAAATAGACGGCAAAACTGCATACGATACAATCGAAGAAGCAGAAGCTGAAGCTAAAAAGATAGGATGCGAAGGTTATCACGAACACGAAGTTGATGGGGTTACTTATTATATGCCTTGTGAAAGTCACGATGAAGCCTTAGATGAATTTCTTTCTCTAGGGGAAGATGAAGATGAACTTTTAGATAAGTATGATTTAATAGATGTTTCGGAAGTTGATTATGATAACGATGATGATTTAGATCAACAAGTAACTGAGTTAAATGAACCTTCTTTACTTAAAAAAATAACAAATTTAGTAAGCACAGGAAGAGCATATCCTTGGGCAAAAGATTCAGAGCAAGATGGAGGAACTAAACAAGATGAAGACTTAACTTTTTTAGTTCGTTACCAATACGCTCCTTTAAAAGTTCAAGGTGACTCTAGAAAATTTTGTGATAAAATGGTTGCTACTAAAAAAATATACAGAAAAGAAGATATAATTGCTTTAACGAATAAGCCTGTTAATGCAGGGTTTGGAGTAAAGGGTGCAGCAACTTATTCTATTTGGTTATATAAAGGCGGTGCAAGGTGTCATCATAAGTGGTTTAGAAAGACATATATGCTCACAGAGGGAGTTAAAAAAAGAACCGAAGTAACTACAAAGGAAGCTAGATCAAAAGGCTTTAGAGCGCCTGTAAATGAGCAACTAGTACCTGTTGCACCTAACGATATGCAATACAAAGGATTCACAAAAGCCTATTGGGATAAAATGGGAGGTTTTAAAAAGAAAAAGAAAAAATAATGGCAACAGTTTTATTCATAAATCGCACCGATCTAGTTCGCAATTCTATTCTTGATGGAAATGTTGACACAGATAAGTTCATTCAGTTTATCAAGATTAGCCAACAGATAAATATTCAAAACTATCTAGGGACAAAACTTTACGATAAGTTTACTTTAATAGTTGGAAATGGAGACATAGATACTGTTCCTTATGCTGATTATAAGACACTTCTAAATGAATACATTCAGCCTATGTTGATTTGGTTTGCCCAAGTAGATTATCTTCCCTTCGCTGCTTACCAAGTTAAAAACGGAGGGGTATTTAAACACACTTCAGAGAACGCTGAGACGGTTAACAAAACAGAAGTAGATTATCTAGTAGAAAAAGCAAGAACACACGCTGAGTGGTACGCTAGAAGGTTTATAGACTATATGTGTTTCAACGAAAACTTATTTCCCGAATACACATCAAACGTAAACAATGATATTTATCCAAGTTCTGACGCAACTTTTAACGGATGGGTTCTGTGAGTTACAAACCAAAGGAAGAAAATATTAAAAAATTAAAAAAGTTTTTATTAAAACTAGAAAAAAATGGCTGATTTATTTAATCAACAAATATCCGCAACATATTCGGGTTTACTTAAAACCTCAAGTAGTGGAGTACTAAGCGCATCACTCACTCAGATAACGGATGGAAGAGGTAACGGATCGCCATTGTATATTTCAACTACAGTTGGTGCAGTAGACGGTGCTATTAACTTTTACAACGCTTACACTTTTCCTAGCGCAGATGGTTTAGATGGGCAAGTTTTAAAAACTGATGGAGCAGGTGTTTTGACTTGGGAAGATGATGCTAACACAGGAACTGTCACATCAGTAGCGTTAAGTGTTCCAACGGGATTAACTGTTACGGGTTCACCAATTACTACAAGTGGGACTATTACTATAGGTGGTACTTTAGGTGTTGCTAATGGAGGTACGGGAGCAACTACATTAACGGGTATTTTATTAGGTAATGGTACAAGTGCTATTTCAGCGGTTAGTGATGGAACAGTTGGGCAAGTTTTGTCTACAAATGCTAATGGAACATATTCATTTATAGATGCGGGTACGGGTGATGTAACGGTAGATGGTGCAAGTGTAGGAAACAGAGTTGCAGTTTGGAATAATACTACGGGAGAATTAAGAGGAACTTCTGCAATAGCAACTGAAAATAGTAATATATATTTAGCCCAACCTTCAACAAATGGAACTGATAAATTTAATTACATAATAGGTGGTGCATTTGCTATTAATGAAAATGATTTTGGCACTCAAAATACGGGATTTGGACACGCAGTTTTAAATGGAGCAGATTTAACGGGAGGTAATAATTCTTCCTTTGGTATGCAATCTCAAACTGCACTTACAACGGGATCACACAACACATCTATTGGTTCTTTTGCAATGTATGATAATAGAAGTGGAGATTACAATGTTGGTTTAGGTGCTAAAACAATGTTTAACCAAAGAATTTCTAATAACAATGTTTCAATAGGTTACGATTCTATGGATGGTGTTACTGCATCACAAACCGCAGCAAGTAATAATAATGTTGCAATAGGATACGAATCATTACACATCATTGAAGGAGGAGATAATAATACAGTATTAGGTTATCAGTCGGGTTCTGCAATAACAACGGGTTCTAATAACGTAATAATAGGTTCTAACACGGGGAGTACAATAGCAACATCATCTAACAACATTATCATTTCTGATGGTGGTGGGAATATAAGACAAAGTTTTGATATTAATGGTGCTGCTACTTTTAGTGAAAATGTAATAATAAACACAGAGAATAGTGGTATAATTGTTGATTTAGCAAGTCGTCACGGTTTGATGAAATACGCTAATTATGGTGCGGGTTTAGTAGGTAAGGATACGGGAACTGATGGTAACATTTCAACTTGGTTAGGCAGATTTAATGGAACAATTACAAGTCCTACGGCAGTATATCAAGATTTAGTTATCAGTAATTCGGGTAAAGTGGGTATTGGAACGGGTTCAACTGCTCCATCTGAAAAATTAGATGTTTATGGAAACATTAAAATAGGTACTACCGCAAACTCAAATTTTCTAAATAGAAGTGATTCGCATTGGATTCAATACAATGGAGGTGCAACTACCAACGATACTTATATGCGAGTTTATGGTGTTAGTCACGCATCTGCTGCTAAAACAATAGGTTTTTATACAAATAACATACCACGCCTCACCATCTCATCGACGGGTAATGCTACTTTTAGTGGTGCATTGAGTGGTACAAGTATTAATGCAACATCATTTAATGCGGGTACAGGAGTATTTAATTTCAGTAGTGGTGATGCTCTTTTAGATTATAGTTCAGGTGCGGTAAGATTAAGAACATATAAAACAGCAGTAGGATATATTACACCATTAACAATAGATAGTCAAACGGGTGCTGCTACTTTTAGTAGTAGTGTAACTGCGGCTTCTTCGATTACAATAAATGGTTCATCTAACGGTACTATTTATTTTCAAGATGTTCCAAATGGTGCATCTATGTTTTATATACAAAGTGCAGCTTACATTGGGACAGCTCCATATAATGATAATAGAATTATTGCGGCTAATTCAAGCAATATCACTCTTGAAGCGGGTGGTAGTGTACGTTTAAAAATTGAAGCGGGTGGAACAGTTCTTCCCGGAGCTGATAACGCTCAAAATCTAGGAGCAAGTGGGACAAGATGGAGTTTGATTTACAGTGCTAATGGTGTCAGTACATCGGATGAAACACTAAAAGAAAATATTATTGAGTGTGATTTGGGAATTGATTTTGTAATGACATTAAAGCCAAAATCCTATAATTTTAAAGATTTATCAGAAACTCATCAAGATTTTAACAAGAAGCATTATGGATTAATTGCACAAGATTTAAAAGATGGATTATTAAAAGATTCTGTCGATGGGAATAAAGATGGGGAATATGGTTTGATGTATAACGATTTAATAGCACCAATGATTAAAGCAATCCAAGAACAACAAACCATAATAGAAGATTTAAAATCAAGAATTGAACAATTAGAAGGGTAAGGGTTACCCATATTATTAAAACAAGAGTAAATTATGAAACAAATAGAACCAATAGATGTATGGCAGAATGGAACAACCAAAACTGCTGTAAAATTACAAGCACAAGGTACAAGTGTAACCTTGGGACAAGCAGCCTCTTTTTATTGGCAACTGCTGACAGAAGAAAATTATCAAGTAGCAAACGGTAACCTTGGAATAAGTGGTGAGCAATACGATGCTTGGGGTGCTGATGATAATTACGTTTATACGATTATCGCAGAGGATTTAAACCTAGTGATTGTTGGTGATTGGGTAGATTCGGAAGATTAATTATCTTTGAAGAAAAAAAGCTATGAAAATTACAGAAAAAGAACTAGAAACATTACAAACGCAAGAGAAACAAAAGAACCAACTTGCTCACGATTTAGGTGCTTTAGAATCTAGAAAACACAAGTTACTTCACTTATTAGATGATGTAATAGAGCATCAAGAAATGACATTTGAATCAATAGAAGAAAGCTATGGCAAAATTAACATCAACCTTGAAACAGGAGAGTACGAAGAAATTAAGGAAGAAGAAACTAAGTAAAAACCTAAGTTACAAAGAAGGTATTTTTTCTAGTACTGCCGTTAAAATGGGAATCAGTAATGAACCAACAGATGAGCATTATGAGAATATGCTAGTTACTGCTGAGAAGCTATTTCAGCCAATTAGGGATTGGTGTGGGCATCCTATTCGAATAAATAGTATGTACAGATCAGAAGAATTAAACAAAGCCGTAGGAGGCTCTAAAACAAGCCATCACGCATTTGGACAGGCTTTAGATTTAGACACACTAGGAGAGAAGTCAAACGCTGATTTATTTAATTGGGCATCTGAGAATCTTAATTTTGATCAGTTGATTTGGGAATTTGGAACAAATGAAGAACCAAATTGGATTCATATTTCTTTCTTGAGCGAAAAAGAGAATAGAAACCAAAAACTAAAAGCAACAAATCACAGAGGAAAAACAAGATATTCTAATGCCAATACCTAAACCAAATAAAAACGAAAAGCAGAAGGATTTTATGGTTCGATGTATTCCACAGTTAATGGGGGAGTACAAGAAAGATCAAGCCGTTGCTATTTGTTATCAAAAATTCAAAGATAAAAAATGACACAATTAAATGTAGATGTGGACGGAGACAAAAAACCGGATTTTCAAGTTGATTTTAAAACCCTAATAATGGCGATTGGTATGGTAGTTTCATTAACACTATCATACGCAATGTTAAAGAGTGAAATTGAGGTTGCTAAGACACTGCCTAAACCAATAGTATCACAAGATGACACTAGAGTGGTTAATCAAAAGTTAGATTTTTTAATCAGAGAATTTGAAAAGTTTGAATCACAAACAGACAAAAGAATTGAAGATTTAGAACAAAGAGTATTTAAAAAATAAAGCTATGTTAAAGATATTTTTAAATTTAGTGGAAACATTTGTACCTGTTGGGGGTGAACTTCTTGAAAATATTCGTGCGAGGGAAGGGGGAATTAACAGGTTCTTTGCACCAAGGTTTATCA